ACCGTTCCCACGAGATCGAACTGAGCCTCCTGCGAGGAGGGGTAGGCGTGGGCCGAGCCCAGGGCATTCGACGTGAACCCGGCCTGCGTTGCGGCGGCATAGGCCTCATCGAGCCGCGCCCTCCGGTCGGCCTTGGCGGCTTCCAGGTTGGCCGCGACGACCACAAACTCCCGCGTCACCCGGTCGGCATGAACCGTATCAACAGGATCGGAGCTGTAGCTCTCGTATGGCGAGAGGGGTGGCCTTACCTCTTCGACCGGGAGCCAGCCCAGCTCCGCCAGCTTGGCCTGCGGGAGCCACGCGAAGCCGGAGGTGTTCTCGTAGTTGTCGGGGAGCTTCGAGACGACCTTGACGACAGTCCCGTTCTCGACCTTGGCGTATTTCATCGCGTCACCTCAGAAGTCCTGCCCCATGAACAGCCCGGCACCACCGCCGAGCGTGTTGAATCCCAGCAGCATCATGTAGTTCTTGACCGTCGTTGAGCTGAACGACAGCGTCTCGCTCGCCATCCCGCCGGACGGGTCAGGTGAGTTGTCGATGTACAGAAATATGTCTGCCGCAGCGTCGGCGAAAATGCGCTTCGCATTTGTCGCAACCGGATCAACGCTTGGGTTGGTCTTAAACTGCGCCAACGCCAGCACGGCGCCATCCGAGAGTTGCACGCTACCGGCTAGCGTAGTCTTGGCATTCGCAGTATTGTCCACAACATCCGCGCCAGCGGTTACGTCAGGGTGTCCGCCGGACACGATCGCGACGAAACGGTGATGGTCGTCGCCAACGTCGGCCGCGAGGCCGACCGATACCTTGCCGTCCGTAATCTCACTGTCGAGACGACACGCCTTGGCGTGTAGGCTCCAGCCGTTGGCGAGGTCGTACTCAGACACCACCGGAACGTGCGTCAACGCGGCCGGAGTGCTGATGGTCGAGTTGCTCTCGCCAGTCACGGTAGCGGTGACGGCATCCAGCAAAACCAGCATCTCGCCTGCGTCGGCGTACAACTGGTAGCGATTGGTTGTCCCTGCTAATGATGCCGCCCCGAAATTGACAACGGCCCGGACCTGCGCTGGCAGGACAGAGGCCGGTTTACTCACCGTCAACGAGGTCTTGAAGCAGCTGCCGATTGAGGTGACAAGCGTGGCGGATGTCTCTGACCCTGCGGTGCTGTACTCCTTGGAGTAGAGCCATGCGGACGAGCCGTTGGTGGAGTCGTGAAGCTCGATCTCCTTCGTATACCCCGTCGGGCTTGTCGTGAGCGTCTCGTCACTGGCAAACTGGAACAGCGCCAAGTGAAGCTGGTTTTCGTCGGCCGTCTTGACGGATGGGGCGATATGCGAGGTTGCGCCGAACCCTTCGGTCCACTGAATTTTGGAAAACGGGCGCACAGGATTGGCGCCGCGCACCACAAACCCAATGCTGCCGTAGTCTGAGGTTGTGCCAGAGACAATGACGCCTGTCGTTGCCGTGTCGTCCAGCTTGGCGCAAGCGAGAGCAACCGCAGCAGAGATCAATCCAAGGTAGCGCCACGACAATCCGTTGGGCTGCGTGAAACCGTTGGTCGGGGCTGTCTCCATCGTCACGCCTTCGCTGCCGATGAAGACCCAATCGTAGTTGACGTTCCGATAGACGAGCTGCTGCAAAGAGGTAGACGAAACATTGTCGAACGCCGCGACCTTCTGCCGTACCGGGCGCTCTCCGGCGCCGATGAAGTGCAGCGTGAGCTTCAGATCGCTCGTCAAGCTGCCGGAGGTCGTAATGGACGGTGCGGTGACCTCTCCCGCACTGGTGATCGTCCGATGTCCGGCCCAAAGCAGGTATCTCGACGCATCAAGGTCAGCGTCCTGCGTCCATGAATTTAGGGTCGGGGTGGCGGAATAGATGCCGCCGCTCTCCCCCATGAGTAAGTTGATCAGCAGGGCATTGTCGTAGACGCTCGAAATGTTGCTCTGCTGGAACGAGGTGCCGCCGCCACCCTTCTGGTAGTCGAAGTCCACGCCACCAAGCGGGCACGCAGTCCAATCGATGCCGCTGATGGCATAGGCAACGTATGAGGCCGCTCCACTTAAGGCCAACGTGATCGTCACCGTCTCAGAGGCTGATGTCGCCTTCTTCCAGACAAGGGTGGCTGTGTTTCCGCTCCATGCCGTTATCGAGCCAGAGTCGGCGAAGCCGTTGTTGACAGAGCTGTAGGCCCGCTGGCTGTTGACCGCGACCAGAATCAGGTCGTCCGCCTGATGCGTCGGCATCGAGACGACGATGGTCGAGCCTGTCGATATGGTTCCCGACGTTGAAGCTCTGACGGACGGAGCAGCCATTACACCATCCCAACCCTGGAGATCGACCCGAAGGCGTCAGTGCCATCCCAGAAGAAGTTGACGATGGTCGAAGCGTCAGCGTTGCCGTTGATCGACGGAGCAGAAGCGGAGCCGATCCATTTGGTCGAGCTGATGCCGATCCAGGTGACCGAGTAGCCGCCGGTCGAGTTGTTGTAGAGGCGGAGCTGGTAGATGCCGACCGGGCATCCGGTGAAGCTGAGCGTCAGCGTAGTGGCCGACGTGAGCCGGACCTTCTGCTTCTGCCCATTCGAGAACGTGATTGTCTTGGAGGCACCAGAGTCGCCCGCATCGTACTCGGCGTTGACGCCGACAGGACCGGTCAGCGTGCCGCCCGAGAGCAGCAGGTACGTCGATTCCGGAACATAGGCCGTAACCCAGGCCGCGCCGGTCCAGGTCCGCATCTGGTTCGCGGCGGTGTTCCAGTACAGGGCGCCGGTCGCGAGGGCGTTGTTGTCGTTGTCGAGCGACGGATTGCTGGCCTTCGCGCCCAGGTACTTGTCATCGAACGAGTCCCAGGAGGCGGCTGCTGACGTGGCGGCAGCTTCGGCATTCGTCTCCGCCAGCTCGGCCGCTGCCTGCGCGGCAGTCACGGCGCCAACATCGATCATCATCGCCCAGTTGGCGACGCCGGCTGACAGCGAGCCACTCGCGGTGTGGGCGGTGGTGCAGATGAACAGCGAGTTCAGGGACACCGACCCGGCGGCATCCTTGACGATGTCGTTCTGCCGGTAGTACGTCCCGCTCGTCCAGTTGCCCTTCCAATCAGCCCCCGCCACCTTCAGGGCGAGCGCGCCTGTCGCGTCGAATCCGACGACCTTGTTCGCCCTGGCAGACGCCGCATCCGCGATCACCTGAGGGGTGGTGATGTCGGCGTTGGTCAGGCGGATCGCGTCGTTGATCTCGCCCTCGACAACGTCCAGGCCAGCCGTCACGCCGTCGAACTTGTCGTCAACCTCATCGCCCTTCGCTGTGGTTCCCGGCAGGAACGACGTGGCGTTGTTGTAGTACCTGTTGGTCACCGGTTCAGCCTCCTGGGGCAGTAGCGCCACGTCACGGCATTGAGCGTGAACGCTGGCTCGTAGGTGGTCTTGGTGTAGAGGTAGACGGAGACGTTGCGGCAGGTGCCTGCCACATACGCTGTCGGCTGCGCCGCGTAGACCCCAGACCAGACGAAGGTGTCCCACATGGACACGTTCCAGAACCCGCCGGCACCGTCGATCGTCTCCTCGATCATGGGCTCTGCGCGGACGTTCGAGTCGGCGTAGTCGAAATCCACCTGGAACTTGATGGCGAACTCGGATTGAGCCTGGATGTCGAGTGTCAGCTGGCGGACCCGCTTGCGGATGCTCGGGCTCTTGAAGGTGTTGTACGGCAGCTTGAGGTTCGTCTCGACCGGGTTGCCGTCGAACGACGGGCCGGCATTCAGCTCGTAGACGAAGCCATTGTCACAACCAACGAAGAACCGCTCCGTTCCGGAGACGAAGTCCGAAACCGCGCAGCGCGGCGCGATCCCGAGCGTCAGGCGGGTGACGCCGACCAGCTTGCCCTGGTTCCAGCCGGAGACGACGCCAGTCGTCTCGCCGAAATACCAGAGCTGGTTGTCGGCTCGCAGCACAACCGCCGCCCGGTACTCCGGGAGCAGGTTCGCCATCAGCGGCCTGACGAGGTCTGTGTAGGTCGCGTCCTCGAAGTCGCCGAAGGCGTCGCTGGCCCGAAGGTCGAAGGCGCCGAAGTCGTTCAGCGCCTTGACGCCATTCAGGTTGACGGCAGACCACTCGATGGCACCAGCGACACGCGAGTGGGCGCGGAGCTGGAACGTCGTGGAGTCAGCGCCGGTCAGCAGGTAGGTCTTGTTGCGGCAGAAGATGACCAGGGTGTCGCCGGGCGCGTTGACCAGCCCGGTGATCTCGGCGCCGATGCCGAACTCGTTGGCCCCAGTGAGCGGGGTCCACGTCCCAGTCGGGTCGCCGAGCGGCGAGTTCTGCAACGAGCCGCCAGCGAAGGTCAGCCAGAGGTAGTTCTGGTGAACTGCGAGATGCGTCGGGGTGTCCGTCGTCATCCCGGTGGTGATCAGCGTGAAGGTCGTCCCGTTGTACTGGAAGGCCTTGTTGACGCCATTCACACCGTACATCGCTTCGGTGCCGGCATGACCACCGAAGTTGAAATTGACGAACTCGTAGCGCCCTCCGGGAGCCAATTTGCCTGCGGCAGCGGCCACCTCGACCCAGCCTGAGGCTGTCGCCCGGTACATCTTGCAGGAGAGCCCGTCCGTCGCATTCCGGAAGGCGTAGACGTTGTCCTTGAAGATCCAGACGCCCCTGACCGGGCCGGACCCGGGAACAGCCTGGATCAGCGCCCGCTTCGCCTCCTGGTCTACGGGGTCGGTGTAGTTCGAGGGAGCGTCACGCCCGTCGTACCGCTCGTAGCCGCCGACCCGCCGCAGTCCGTTTGGGGTCGGGGTGTAGTTCCTCGCGAGGTAGGCGTTGTTCGGAGCGACGGCGATCGGTGGTGACGTGAGATCCTCGCCACCGATCATGGCGACCGTCTCGATGCGGTCTGCCGACCAAGCCGACGTTATGCCAGCGGACGATGCCATGCCACTACATCCCGGATGTGTCTCGCCTTGAGGTCGTCCATCAGCTTGACGTAGTCCTGCTGAGCCGCCGAGTACTGCTCGGTGGCATTCTCAAAGCGCCCGTAGTCGAGCAGCGCCTTGTAGACGATGATCAGGTGAAATGGCTCCGGCAGGATCGGGATGTCGGTGTTGTCCACCAACTCATCCGGCTCCCGGTAGTGGTCGAAGTTTATCGTGTAGAACGCATCCGGTTTCGGATGAAGTCGCAGCTTGCCGTCAGGCAGCCGCATGAACATCGTGGGTCGACCCGTCTCGACCTGACTCTCCGGCGCATTCATGCCCAGCCGCCAGCGGGGGTACAGCAGCGGATGCAGCCGACCGTAGTCCGCTTGGTTGCTGGTCGGGTAGATCAGGGCGGAACGCGAGTCGATGTCGCGCACACCGGTCAGGGTGTAGTCGCGCAGAAAGACGCCAGGGGAGGCTTCGGTCGTCTCGAACGAGTACTGGGCCCACATGAAGTCCCAGTTGACCGGCATATTCTGGATGTCGAGGTAGGCCCTCTTGATCCAGTCCACGACCTTCGCATACTCGCCGGTCTGCCCCACCACCGTCGATGGACCGGTGCCGGAGATCCCCGCCTCCTGGCGGAGCCGCTTGCAGAGGTCGAGGAAGTTCACTCAGCCTCCAGGAACTTCAGCGCGGCGGCTTTGGTGGTGTAGACGCCGCCCTTGTCGATGACCAACTTCCGCAGCGCGGTCCAGTGCAGGTCTTTCAGCGGCCTCTCGGGAGCTGCTGCGACTTCGGGTTCGCCACCGCTGGCGGGACCGGTCGAGTCGGCACCGGGATGCGCGGATTCGGCATCTCGTGCGTCTTGGGAAACTGCTGTGGCGGGTGCTTCTGGGGCATTGGATTCCTCCTGGTAGTAGGGCTCCATGTCGCCATCTGTCCGTGCCCGCAAATCCAGATACGGGTTCCAGGTGAAGATGCCGCCATTGAGCTTGTGGCGCAGGAACGGGGGGTGGTCTGCCATGCTGCCTCCACGAGGCAGAGGGGAGGTTGCCCTCCCCCCTGCTCAATCACGATCAGACGAAGTTCGCCTCCATCACGATCGCCTCAGCGATGAGGTTCGGATCAACGACCTTGAAGCCGTAGACGTTCAGGCCGCGCACGAGCGAACCGAACGTCTCGGGGTTGGGCAGCGTCTCCATCTCCGTCATCTGCGACGCGAAGGTCAGCGCCTTCTTGTGGCCGGCGAGAACGTGGAACAGCTTGGCAGTGCCCTGCGTCTCGGCGTACACGTTGTTCGAGATGAACACCTCGAACCGGTCGATCATGCCGATGCGCCCGTTGCGGAGCACCGAACTCTGGTCGGCGGTGATGCTCGCATCCCGGATGTCCGAGAGCTTGAGGCGAGCAGCGAACCACGCCGGGATGACCAACCACCTGCCAGTTTCCGGGCAGTTCTGCTCATCCAGCACCTGCCCGAGCTTGACGATCGTCGCGAGCACCGAGTTGGTGGCGTTGGAGATAGCCAGCGAGTTCGAGCCGTTGGTGCCACCAGCCACCACGCCAAGGCCCACCTTCTGCGAGATGCGGCCGGCGGTTTGGCCCTTGTTGGCGGCAGCCACGTCGGCGTAGATCGAGCCAAGGATGCCCTTGTCGATCTCGACCTTCATCTGCTCGCCAGCGGACTGCGCCCACAGGTCCATCAGGTTCAGGTCGGACTGCATCGCATCGATCTTGTCCACCTGGAAGGCGAAGTACTTCGCCTTGTTGATGGACAGTTCGACCTTCGCGGACGACGGCTGCTGATAGGCCGCCTTGATCGACTGACCAATGGTGTAGTCGCCGATCGTGATGGTCGGGATGGTGCGGATCTGCACCGTGTCGCCGTAGCCGCGAATCTCACCCTCGTAGTCGGTGTTCGCGATGGCGCCGAAGACGGTC